CATTTGCTCCTGTTTGTTGACTCATGATAATAATCTCCGATTGTTATCGGTTGTTTTTTAATCCATTGGATCCTCGCCGATGGTCAGCACCTGGGTGAAATCGATATCCAGGTAGCCGCACACCTCCGGCAGCCGGGTCACCGTATCTGTCTCTGCGGTAAAACCGCAGGTGAAATGATCCGGCAGAGCGGCCACCATGGCATTTTTAATGTGCTCGATGAACTCCGATACCAGCTTCACCCCCAGAGCTTCGGTGATATTGTCTTCGGTGCGCAGCTTGTACCCGTCCTTGTTGATGGTGAGAAACCCGCCCATGTAGTATTCCACCTCGCTCTTTTTCTGATGGAACATCTTTCCCGGCGAACCGAAAATCACATACGGCGTGTCGTCATCCACGTCCGGGTCCATGGCCGCGTCCACCTCGGCAAACACCGTGACGCTGCGCTCGAAATTAATATTGGCCCAGGCGTCAAGCTCGCTGTCGTTGGCCACCGCCTCCACAAAGGTGTTGAAAAAGGTGTAGAGATCCACAAAAAAATGCTCCGCATTTTTTAGGGTTCAAGGAGTCAAGGGGTCGAGGGGCCAAGGGATGGAGTCGCTTCACTCCATCTTTTTTCACTTGAATCCTTGAATCCCTGAATCCTCGAACCCTTTTTTTACGTTACTATGGTATCGGTGAACAGGCAGCCTGCATCCGGGCAGACGACCTTCGGGACAAAATTCTCCGACGCTTCCACGATAAAGGACTTAATGTCTTTGTCCCACCAGTAACGCACCGACCGGTAAATATCAGATGCGATCTCCGCATCCAGGGGAGAATCAGACCCCTTCCAGTTAAACACGTATCCGGCACTGGGCACATCAATGGCCGGGTTGGGTTCCTGATAATACAATAGAGCCGCACCCTTGGTGGCATTGGTTTCCCAGATATCCACCGCGTTGAAATCCGTGCCGGCCACCACTTCCTCGGCGTCGGACTTGATGGCGCCGCCGATTCCGACCCAATCCAGCTCAAAGAGCTGCGCCAGGGTCTGGGTGGTCACGTCCGCCGGCTTGCCGGACGTGCCGGTGTATTTGATTCTTTCCAGCACGGTAAATTCGGTCTTGACGTTCTTGAAGGTTTTGGCATCCATGATCAGCCGGTTGGGATACACGCCGATGAGCTGGCGGATTACCTCTTTCTGCGCCAGGATATCGGCGATAAAGGTGTTGCCGCTCCCGTCCGCAGTACCGACCCATGCGGCGGCCACGTCATCGGTGGTGGTCCAGTTGGCCGCAGTCATACACAGATCCGCCACCGCGATCTCTTTGGCCAGCATGACTTTTTGAGTGGCATATCTGACACCGGACTCAAACGGTTTGACCGGTGCGTCGGCGTTATTGATCAGCTCGATGGGTACCGGGTGAGCAAAAGCCCTTTCAACGCAGGCATACGTCCCGGAGGTGACCGGGTATCCGCCGCGAGCGGCTTTGGCTCCGGGGCCTCGGACTTTGGCTTCATTCCTGAACCAGGCTCCCTTTAAAAACTTGTAGTAGTAGTCGCTCTGTTTGGCGACCACCACGTTGGGGAACACCTGGTCCGCTATAAACATCGAATTTTTGTACCCGACCGACAACCCGGTCAGGTATGAATCTTTGTGAACATCTGAAGGTGTAGGTTGCATTTTAATCTCCTTTAATCCGCCTGCGGCGGACGATTAACTGTTTGATAATTAATATTGCTTCAGTTCAGGGTTTTAACCCGGTATGGAAAGCGTGTCGCTGCACAGCAGGACCGCTCCCACGTCGTCTTCCGCTCCGGATGCCAGAATGCACACCCCGCGGGCCAGGTCGCCGTCGGTATCCGCTGCATCGCCTTTGCCGTTGTCGGTGGCTCCGACATATTCGCACTTCACCTTTACGCCGACCGCCACCGCGGCATTCATTACCAGCTTGGAGGTGCCGTCCACGCGCACCACCGCAATTTCACCGTCGGCCGGTGCGTTTTGCAGAATACCCACCGGGTACTCGGTGCCGCTGTCCACCAGGTCCACGGTGTTGTCATCCGCCTGATGCACAAAACAGAACTGATGGCTGCTTAAATCCTCAGCCGCAGTAAACGTGATATCTCTTCCGCCATATTCTATAGCCATGATATTGCTCCTTTTAATTGGTTTTTTTAACTGTTATCGTTTTGAGACCGATGGTCTCCGGGCTTCTTTGCTTTTACGCCATCCCCTGCGGGCGCCACTTGCTTCTCAGCGAACTGTCCGTGGCCGACACCTGTTTCACCGCCTCGCCGTAGCCGATGCCTTTCTCCTCGGCCAGAGCTTTGGCCTTGGCGGCCAGCTGCTGATCGACCGGCGTTTCTTTTTCCTTGCCCTGTTTGGTCAGCTCTTTTTCCTCCAGCTCCTCCTGGCCCACGGCTGTGGTGGACTCTTTTTCCATGGCCTTCAACCCCAGGGCTCTTTTTTCTCTTTCTGCGGTATAAAACTGCTTGTAAGCCGCTTCCGCTTCGGTCCCTTCCTCGATGGCCTTTTTGGTTTCGGTCGGATCCGCATCGGCGCCAAGGATCTCGGTCACTCGCTTGCGCTCGGTGGCGATACCTTCTTTGATGCCGCTTTCATGTCCTTTGTGCTCCGCTTCGGTTTTGAACTTGTCCAGCAGATCCGGGGCTTCTGCCACTATTTGTTTAAAATTGGCTTTCAATTCTTCTCTGGTAAGTTTCTCACTCATGATACTGCTCCTTTTTTTTTCTTTAGATATTAATAATTCCAGGTTTCCCAGGCTGTCGGCCATACCGGCCTTGACAGCGTGGTTGCCCACCAGGATGCCGCCATGGCCGAAATCGTTGATCACCGTGTCTGTTTCGGTGCTTCTGTTTCGCGCCACGGACTTGATAAACTGATCCGCAATGGCATCCGCGGTTTTAAGGATTTCTTTTCGACCTTCCGCCGAATCCGGGTCCGGTCGTTTATTAGGGCTTTGGGTGGATACAATCTCTATTCTATCGCCGGACTGTTTCCACATGGCCACCACACAGCCGATGGATCCCAGGCTGGCGGTGGCATCAATGATTATTTTATCGGCAGCGGACGCGATCCAGTATGCCGCGCTGGCCCCGGTGCCGCCCACATATGCGGTGATCGGTTTTTTCCCCCTGGCCTCATACACCATCTCGGCAAACTCGTTCACACCGGACACCTGCCCGCCGGGCGAATCGATGTCCAGGATGATGGATTGTACTTTGTCGCTGTCCAGGACGGTCTTAAAATCCCTGGCCAGTACGGAAAGCGAAGTGATCTGGAAAAACATGGACAAAAAACTGCTGTGCCGCATAATGGGGCCGGTAATCGGTAAAATGGCCACCGAATCTCGCATGATGATGTTTTCACCCTCGGATGACCACTCGCCCGGCTTGGACATCAACGCGCTGTAGTCAATCTCGTTTTGCGCCGTGATGATGGACTCCAGTCCGTCCGCTGATATCGCCCAGGGCTGGGTAAATATATCAATCGCCTTGGTCGTCTTTACTTCCATTTTCCTCGCCTTTCGTTGTTTTGGTCTGGTCCGCCCGGCCCAGCTCCAGTTTCAGATCTTTTGCTTTTACTTCTTCCCGGGCCTTTTGCTCCAGCACCTCTTCCCAGTCTCTGCCCTGGGCCGCGGCTTCTTCCGCCAGGGTGGACAGGCCGTAATCCACCGCCTTTTTGGACGCATCCACCTCTTTGACCGGATCCACCCATCCCCAGCCGCCGCCGATCCACTGCACCCGGCTGTATTCGTGCTTGAATTTGTAAAAATCGGGCGCATCGAACATGCCGCGCAAATAGGCTTCCTCCAGGATCATGTCCCATACCGGCCGGCAGAACTTGCGGGAAAACCAGTTGCGCCAGTTGGTAAACATGCGGCGTCCTTCCAGCAGGGACGCCTGGGCGCTGGAGTAGTTGGTTTTGGAAAAATCCTTGGCGATCAGTTCATAAGGCAGGCCCAGGGATATGCCGATAATCCGCAGAATGCTTTCGATGAACGGCCCGAAGGCGTCACCGGGGCGTTTGGGGTCCACCGTATTGATGGATTCGTTAAAATTCAGATAGCTGACCATGCCCGGCTCGATGCTCTGCACCCGCTCGTTGGTGTCCGTTTCCGTGCCGGTGCCGGTGGCCATGGCCGCCGCCATGGGGTCTCCCTTGGTGATGAACACCGCCAGGCAGGCCGCCACGCGGGCCGCCACCACTTCGGCTTCCATGTAGTCCGCCAGGTCCTTGAAATAGGACAACACCGGGGCAAAAAGGGGCACGCCGCGGGTCTGGCCCGGGCGTTTTACCGGGTAAATGTGCAGTATCTTGGGCCGTCCCTCGGAATCTCTGGCTTTAATGGATATGTAGGCGTCCTGGCCCTGGACTTTTTGCTTGGTTTTTTTAATCCAGTAGGATTCGGGCTGGCCCCGTTTGCCGGTGACGATACCGTGCGGGGCCTCGGTCATTTCTCTTGAAGGTGAGGCCAGGCGCTCGGACTCGATGATCTCCAGGCAACGCCCGAACGGCCGCCACTTTTCGGCGGCCCAGGTGGGAATGATGATGGTTTCGCCGTCTTCGATGATCTTTGCCAGGGCGAGAAACTGCATCTCGTCGATATCCAGCCGGTTGGCCGCGTCCGCCATGGGAGCGAAGATGCTCCAGGCTGTCTCCGCCTGGCGCCGCAGGCTTTCGGCCCGGTCTTCGGATATGCCCAGCATTTTGGCCCGGATCTTCGACTGCGGCTTCAAGCCGTTGCCGATGATATTGGTCTTCATGGTGTCGGTGGCACCGGATGCCACCGGGTCGTTTCGATTGGCATCGCGGGACCTGGCCCGCATTACCGACAGATCATACTGGGTGGCCGTTGACTTATCCCCGCCCATACCCGGCAGAATCCAGTTGTCTCGAATCCGGGTGATGTCCGCCGCCTTGTATCCGGACAGCATGGACAGCGCATACCTGGACCGCAGCCTGCGGACGCCCCACTGGGGGGCAACCTTTTCAATGGCGCGGTCAATGATGTTTTTCTGCAGCTCAATCTGTCTCATGTCGGACTCACGAATTTGACTTTGTTGATAAACCCGCCCGGCTGCAGCTCGGCCTGGATCAGCGAGCGCAATTTGATGAGCTTGTCCATATCGGCCGCCTGATAGGAGACGGTCTTGCCGGAATATTCTACCTGGACGGATCGCTTGCCCTTGGCCAGGTCCATGATGGCGGTTTCAACCGCTGTCAGGTCTGTGGATGTAAAAGCCATGAAAAAAACCTTTCTGAATGGTCGGTTAAACAATAAAAAAAACCGCTGATTCTTATAAGGGCAGCGGCTTTCTCCAATATTCGCAGTTCTGTTTCGGGTGGCCGAGATCGATATCAATCCTCAATTTCAAGCATTTATCCACCAGCCGCATCCGACAGTTCGAGCAATCCTTAACGGGTTTCGGAGCGCGGGTGGCCGGCTGCTGATCGCTGGTTTTCTGCTTTGTGTTGCTGGTTACAGGCTTTTTGATTCCGGCAGGCTGGGACTTCGCTTTTTTCTTTGGCATGTAATTTCTCCCGATTTTACATAAAAAAAACCCCATATATGGTGAAAATTAAAATTTCATCCACCATATCATGGGGTTTTTGTCTAAAATCGGAAATGTACTAAAGACTTACATAAAATATACCCAAAATGTATCGTTAAATATCATAAGAATTCTATTGACAGGGTTTTTTCACTGGCTCCAGGCGGGCACCCGAGTGAGAAATCCTTCCACGTAATATCCGGGCAATGTGTATTCTTTTCCGCCCTGGGTAAAATGAAGCCCGTTTTTCTGGTGATTAACAAGGTATTTTTTGGTCAACAGAATATACTGGTCGTCCGTTTCCCGGCCGGTCCGGGAAAAGAGCCTGTACTTTCCGTCGTTGTCATCGACAATATAAGTGGCTGCCGGCGGATCGTGCAGACACATTTTGAACTCTCCGGTGGCCGTGCTGAAGGTCAGGCTGCACTTGTTCATCATCGGTCCGGTGTAATAGGTGGAATACT